GACTTGATCCGCGTTATATAGCCTGTCGTTATTGTAGCTCGTATAAAATCCAGAAGTTAAAGCCATTTTTTATACCTCCATTTCTGAGAAAGTTAAAATTAAATTAGCGCCTGAGTCGTCCTCGCTGTCTATTACTTCAATAATTCGAGTGGCAGCCGAAATATTATAATCATTTTCGATCTGGACTATATCGCCTAAAAAGTAATCGACTCCATAAGTATAGTTAACGCTGTTGTCAATCTCGCCGCTAAATGCTGTTGTTATGTCCGTCTCAGCTAAAGCCTCAACGCCATCTTGAGTTAACATTTGATTATACTCAGCCTCTGTTATTTCGCCGTCATTTGTTGAGGCGTTTCTAGCGTCTACCCAAATTTCAAGCCGCTCAAGTCCTGAGGCTGTGCCAACTGTTACTTTTTTTCTGGCTGTGCCCTCGCCCTCTCCTGCAACAACAGCAACGTTAGCGTAATTGTCGCGATTATTGACATATTCGCTAGAAATAAGATTGTCAAACTCAGTTGAAAAAACTACATGAGGGTTAACGGCTTGATTATAAGATCTGTCAGCGCCCTGATATAAATAAAAAACAAAGTTGCTGCCAGAAATATAAACGTCATAGCCTAGCCCGTAAGTTGTGCAAATTTCTGTTATAGCGTCGCTTAAATTGTCGCCTGTTATTTGCATTTGCATAGAGTCAGTTAAAGTTATTGAGTCTGTACCTAGCGTAAAATTGCTTATAGATCTGGCTGAGACTGTAGGGCTAATAATGTTTTCAGTTACAAGCTGCCTAATACATGCTGCAACTTGTCCACTTAAATTTGTCTGTTCGGCTACAATGCGCCTTTTAAGGATTGATTTTAAGCAAAATCCTGTAACTGTTAGATTATCGCCGTTTTGCTCGTCTGTAGTAATTTTGCGGCTTGAAATAATCATAACGTTTCTATACTCAGTGACAGTCACGTCCTTTTCTCTAACCAAATAATAACCCTGCTGCAATGTGTCTAAATTTGACTTTGTAGCGCTTAGATATAACTCAAAATCTCCATAAGTAAAATAACGCCTAGTCCAGATAATAGAGATATATTCGTCAATGAGGGTAACTAAATTAAAGTTTTTGTCTAATACATAAATATTCAATATTACACCCCCTCATATAATTCGCTATAGATCACGCTGCAAAAAAGTAATTGAGGATATTCGTCTGCTGAATACATTAAATAGTTATCCCCTGTATCAAGAGTGAGCCACGTTGACGTTTTATCGAGATTATTTAATATATTTGTGATAACGCCATCTGAATTTAGAGTTATACGCTTAGAGCCTTTTGTTGTGTCAATGGTTATTATGTCTCCCGCCTCAAGCGTAATGTTAATTAACATTTTGTCGCCCGTTGTTATGTTATATATCTTAGGATTTTCAACGTGTCCTCTAGCGTAAAATTGGATTATAACGCCTGTTGCAACGTCTCCTGAATTAGTTACAATAACTTGCTCGTTTAATACCAACTCGCTAAATTCTATTGTATCTTGAATAACAAATGGAAACTGAAAAAGCGCATATTCGCTTGAAAACTCAATGTTTTGAGTGTCAATGTCCTCAAAATAAGGCTTAGGACATAAGACGCTTATTTGTACTTTTTCTTTTACGTCAAAATAATTAATAGGCATACTTTCAACATAGCCTAAAATTGAAACGTCGCGGCTTTTGTTTTTGTAAAAAACTGTGCAGCTTTTTTTACTCTTAAAAAAGTTATAAAGGGCTATTCTGTTTATTTCCACAGGCTCCTCAACCATCAGCGTTATAACAATATTTCTGTTATTCATACGGCTAGATTTATACACTGACCCGTCAAAGTTAGCATTAACAGCCGTATTAATATTAGAGTTTGGAGGGTTTAAGCCTGTAATAGCTGTAATGCTATAGTTAGGATTTTGAGTGAGCTGTAAGCGCTCGCCTTTTTCGTTTGCAACTACTAGACTATACATTTTAAGCTCCTCCGTTAGTGAATGTTAATAGATTGTGAGTGTCTCTATATATATCTATACGACTAGGACTCTTAGGGCTATTAATATTCTGGACATAAGAGTAATTGTTATTAATAATTGTCTCGCCTGCTCCAATGCCTAATAGTCCCTCATTTGCTAGAGCCTGCTGCAACGCTTTAGCTGTGGCAGCAATCCACTTTTTGTTATTCTCAAGAGGCACAACAGCCTCTGCGCCATTACCCTCTAGTAATCCAACCTGTCCACGCTCAAGCACGCCACCGCTTGCAAGCTCTGAAATTTCAGGAATATTAATACCTTTGCCGCCAATTCCTGCGACCCAATCAGGAATTTTAATTTTATTTAAGCCTCTAATAAATTTGTTAATGCCTCTAATGATAAAGTTAATAGGAGCTTTTACTATTCCTATAAGTCCGTCCATGATAACTGAAATAGCGTCAACTGCCCCCTGAAAAATCTCGCTAAACCAATCTTTAACTCCTGAGAATATTGATTTAATACCCTCCCATATTCCAGAGAAATATTCTTTAACAGTGTCCCAAATGGCTTTAATTGCCTCCCATGCGCCCTTAAAATCGCCTGATAAAATCTTTTTTACGACTGAGAAAATTGTTTTAATGCCATTCCAAACAGTTTGGAAATATGCTACAGCAAATCCCCAAACAATCTGGATTGCTTGCCATGCTGCTGAGAAAAAGCCGCCTAATACCTCTCCTACTACAGAAAAGACTGCTTTAATGCCCTCCCATATTCCAGAGAACCACTCTACAGCTGCGCTCCAAACTCCTTGTATCCATTCCCACGCGCCAGAGAAAAAGCCTTTTATAGCCTCCCACGCTATGCCTGCTACTTCTTTGATTTTTTCCCACAAACCAATCCAAAACTCCCTAAAAGCCTCTGACTTATTCCATAGCATTACAAAGGCTGTTACAAGAGCCACAATAGCAGCTATAATTAGTCCTATAGGGTTAGCGTTCATTGCTGCATTTAAAAGCCACTGAGCAGCCGTCTGAGCTTTTGTAACAACAGTTAAAGCTGTCCAGCCTTGCTCCATAACTTTTAAAGCTGTTGTATAGGCTACATAAGCAGCAATCCCTGCGCCCATTGCAGCAAGCGCTGTTATAAACTCTGTTGAGTGCTCTACTACAAAATTAATAGCGTCTAATAAGCTGCTTAATACGTCAACGCCATCTCTTAGGGCAGGCTCAAATTTTTCGTAAATGGCAATCTGTACGCCCTCAAGCTGAGAGCCTAGAGCTGTTAAATCGCCGTTTAAATTGTCATTCATAGTAGCCGCCATGTCACCCGCTGCGCCGTCTGATTTTCTTAATTCCTCCTCAAACTTAGCAGCCTCGCCAACGCCTGCGTTTAACATAAGATTAAGACCTTTTATAGAGTCAGCTGTAAATGTGCTCTGGAGAGCTGTTGCTTTTTCTGCGTCTCCCATGCCGTTAGTTGCTGCCTCAACGTCTGTTAGAATATCTGTTAAATCTCTATAGTTTCCCTCAGCGTCCATTACTTGCACGCTAGTGTCGCCTATAGCTATTGCTCCATCTTCCATTTTGGCTGTCATGTCTCGCATGACAGCGCTTAAAGCTGTTCCTGCCTCAGAGCCCTTTAAGCCCTGATTAGCCATCATAGCAAGAAAAGACGTTGTTGTTTCTATGTCCTGTCCTGCTGCGTTCATGTTAGCAGCTGAGTTTTTAAACGCCTCGCCTAATCCCTCTACTGTCGTGTTAGCGTTAGCTTGCGCGTATGCCAATATGTCCGCAAAATAGGCTGAGTTTTCCGCCTCCATATTGAAAGCTGACATATAATCAGTAACCATGTCTGACGCTTGCGCCAAATCCATGTTAGAGGCAGCCGCTAAATCTAGGACGCCTCCTAAAGCGCTAGCTGACGTATTAGCGTCCCAACCCGCTAAAGCCATGTAGCCTAAAGCGTCCGCTGCCTCAGACGCGCTAAATTTAGTTGTAGAGCCGTACTCTTTAGCCGTATCTCTAAGCATTTGCAGCTCATCAGCTGACGCGCCAGAGAGTGCCGCAACGTTAGACATAGAGGCGTCAAAGGATTTTCCTACTTCTATCGTCTGCCCTACAACGTCTTTCATAGAATTAATTAGCCCTGTAAGCACGTTAGCTACTAAATTACCAACTGCAACAGTAAAGACATTTAAGCCGCCCTTTGACGTGCTATCAAGTGACTTGTCAAACTCTTCAGCTGCGTCCTCAGCCTCAGCAAGTTTACTTTTATTGTCCTGTAACTCTCCAGAGAGCTCTGAGATTTCGCTAGCTAGCTCTTGAGCTGCCTGAGAGCCTCTGCCTTGTTCTAAAACAATGTTAGCGTACTCAGATTTTAGAGCGTTTAAAGTGTTCTCTTGCCCTGAGATAGTCTTTTCGAGTGCCTCATAAGCGCTTTCGGTTTTTTCTACTGAATCAGCTGCTCCAGACTGCTCTTTTTCTAATGCTGCTAATGCGCTCTTATAATCTCCTAAAGCCTTTTGAGTCTTAATTACAGCTGCTCTTTGATTCTCATATTTAATCTTAGCGTTGTCAGCCTCTTTAGAGTTTTCGCCGTAC